GCCTCTAGATGTATAATCTTTAGATTAAGATTAAAGGCAGCTAAAGCACATGCAAATGCTGTAGCGGTATCACCCTGCACCAGAACATACTCAAACATTTTTGAGTCATGATGAGGGAATTGCTCTAAGCAATCTTGAGTCACTGAGTTTAGCCTCATTGACCTCTTATTGTGACTCTTACTCTCTGGGTAAATCCTGTAATCGAAATTAACCTCTTTTAAAAGGTCTGGATGTTGACCTGTGAATAAAAGTTTGCAATCAAGTTTATCTACGAGTGGCTTTACTTTAAGCCACTCTGGTCTTGTCCCAAAACAAATTAAAATCATATTACAACCAGTCGGAGCAAATACCCCAAAGCTCCCCATCCTTGTAAACTTCTGGATATTTCCATGCGTATCCTTTCGAAGTGAAAGTTAGATAATCTTTATCATGCCAAAAGCAATGGATATCATTAATCCACATTTCATGTAGAGCCGGAATATTCTTGGCGTGACAGAAGAATTTTTCATTCTTCAGAAAATCCAAGGTAGTTCTGTACTGAGGCTCATCATGACCTAACCAAAATTCAGAACCTATTAACCACACATCCAATTCAACATAATGAGATTTGGAAACTTCATGCAGTTGACTAGGGTGATTTTCTTTACTTTCGACGCGACCTTTTAAGTTGCCTCTGTGAGATATGGTGTGAATCATCCTTTATAATCCGATAGAAAAGTTCTTAAATCTTCAGGAGTTCCTAATCCCCACATTTTCTTTACAGGTATGGTTCCGATATATTTACCATCTTGAATCGCCTCATTAAATACAGGGCAAACATAAAACTCATTATTCACTCTGATATTCTTAGATATCATCTGTTCTGCATATTTAACATAATCAGATCCCTTCTTCCAGTGATAGACACCTACAGTTGCTGTATCACTAATTGGTTTTTTCTCAGCTACTTCAGTAACTAGATCCTCTTCAACTTTAGCAAAACTCCATTTTGGGTGAGTAGCTTTGAAGGTAAGTATGTTGCCATCATTGTCGCAAGACAGATCATGCTGCCAGCCCTCTTCGAACTCTATAAATTGATCTGAGTTAGCGGTTATAAGGGGAGCATCGTTGTCTATAAACTTTTTAGCCAATAAAGTTGTGCAAGCAGCGCCCTCAGTCATTTGATCAACTTGAACAATCTCACAACCAGGAGCTATTAAGGGTAGTAAGTAATTTAACGCATACCTGTCGTAATGTTCTTTTTGAACCAAAAAGATGTATCTACCTTTTAAATTTAAGTTTTCTACAACTTTCTGAATCATGGGCTTTCCATGAATTTCAATGAGAGGTTTTGGGAAAGTATATCCAGCTTTCTCAAATCTCGATCCTGCGCCCGCCATGGGAATTAGTATGTTCATATTAAATCTCTGGTAACTTCTTTTGCGTTTTTTACCTGTACAACTTTAGCGCCCGTTTGTCGGGCAGCTTGCAAACCTTTTTCAGAGTCCTCTACAATTATAGTATTACTAGGGGGTGAATTTAATATCACCATCGCCGTAATATACCCTTCGGGGTGTGGCTTTGAATTAGAGATGTCCTGATTGGAGATGAGACAGTTTATGAAGGGTAGGACGCCACTGTTTCTAAGCATTCTTTTAGCGGTCTTTTGAATTGAGTTGGTTACACAGCCAATTCTATATCCTCTATCTCTTAATGAACTCATTAAGCTTATCTTTGAATAATCCAAAACGCATAGCTCCTCAATCACAGCGAGCGTAGCTTCTTGTTTTAAATTTTCTATCTTATCAAATTCATTCTCATGAATTATCCCCTCTTCAGCGAGCATGTGTAGTTTAACTCTTGTGGGTAAACCATTGTAGATGGAGTCATGATCTTGCCTAAGAATCTCATAGCCAGCAACCTCTCTCAAAGCTCTGTTTAAAGCTTCATAATGCCAATCACAAGCATCAACTAATACACCATCTAAATCAAATAGGACTGCCTTATTCACACTTCACCTCTCTCCTCAGCATTTATGCCGTATTGTTTCAGTAGATCTCTAAGTTCGGGATAATCTGAGGTGTACCATTTACCCTTAACTACCCCGGTTGCCACGTAAGGATAAGTGTTGGAGTCGTAATGATGCATCCCTCTTTTCTTATCAATATCTCGATAAGCCATCAAACCTTTAAAATCATTATTGGACGTTGTTATTGCGGTATTACTTTCAAACTCCCAGATCGTGTTTCCGAGAGTTTGAGAATACATAGTTACAAGATCTTTCTTTTTGCAAATTGTAGGTTGAATGGTAAATACCATATCTTGAGGGCTTACAACCAAGTCTTCATACTCAGAATCTTCTAAAGCATCAGCATACCCACCTCTCAGTAGTTTTATAAACGTAGTTTTTCCTTGAGAGACTAAATTAGAAAAGTATCTAAGAGACTGATGATCAGGTTCGTCATACAGGAACATGTCCTCATGGTTAAATACAAGCACCTCATCCTCAATCTCAGCTAAACAAGAGAGTACTCTCTGTTGGTAAGGTAGGGAGTCGTCGTAGTATACAACATCCCAATCATCTGGTGCTTTTCCTTCATTTGTGAACAAGACTTTATCATAGTCTTTAAGATATTTTTCTGCTTGACCAAACATGACGGGCCAAATATCGGAATAGTCACTATGTGAGTAAAATAAAAACTTCATTTTTCTGCTCTAATAAATATCCACTGTGGATGTTGATTGTCCGAGAATGAATCTCTAATTTCACAAATCACATTAGTAAACCCCATACTTTCAAAGTCTTTTACAACCTCATCAACTGATGTTACTCGCACATCAAACATGGAATTAGTCCCTTGAGCATCGTATTTATTATCAAAATACAATGCTCGCGCTTCATCCTTTGGTCCAAACGCCATCTGCACCGACAAAATACCATCCTTTTTTAAAACTCTATACATTTCTTTTAGAAGTTTTCTTCTAATTTCATGCACGGGAATATGCTGTAGGACCACCGTAGACATGATAAAATCATATTCATCTGATTGCAGGGCCTCCAGATCAGTTCCATTATTGCAATACCAATCACTAGACTGATCAGCATATTCTTCTTTGCATTTACTTATATTACCCTCAGAAATGTCTACCCCATCTACCCGTTGCCAATCACAAAGGCTTAACATATTGGTGACATTCCTACCCATACCTGATCCAAAGTCTAGAGCAACTTTATTAACCCATAATTTAGGATCTTTTAGGTCCTTCAAAAGTATATCCCAATAATCCTTGTTTTCGTTGTGCTCCAAATGGTTTGATGTCCCCGCTTGGTAAAAACCTTTTTGCATTTGTGTGTACTTATTCATTCCCACTCCGTTTGTAAGGGTAATTTCTTATCCCAGATACCTCTAGAAAGCATCCACCACTTTAACTGCCTAATAGCATTGACGTTGTCTTTATTTAAATTCTTACTGACATCGTCATAAAGGGTGGTAAAGTTCTTCATAATACCTGGACCTGCGTAGAACCACATATCGGCAGGCCCATCTTCAAAGTATTGCCAGTCAGCCATATGAAGCTTGTTAGGATCACAGTCCGGTGTAAAGTTTATACACTGCACCGGATGAGGATTATGTTTTCCAGGCCCTGAAGTATTTCTATTAATTCTACCTAAATCAAATCGAGCCTTAATTACTAAATCATACTTGCTAAAGTCTATGAGCTTGAAGCACTCTTGAATAGAATAGAAGTGTGAGAGTATTGTTGCAGGACTTCTCCCCATTGGGCTATCTCCAGGCATGTGAGATAGCCCTAATCTATCTACGATAGGCTCAAAGTCTACTTGAGGTTCAAATACCGCATTAACAGGCTTGTAAAGTTCCCTAATACTTTTTTCTAGATCGGGTTGCCAGTTGTGGATGTAAACATCAACATCAGCTTTATCCAAGATGTTCTTCTTTATATGTTGATATCCGTCAGAACCTTTAGATGTTAGGTCCATTCTAGAATCAAAATATCCATGTAAGCAAAGAGCTACCTTCATATTACTTTACAATCCTTGAATACAGGAAACTCTGTAAGGTCCCTGTAGCCATTATTTTCTGCGAGGTCATCTACATGTTCTGGATAGTTTTGCATCAATGAGAGGCCGTGTGCGGCTTGCTGAGGGGTCATATACATGTTCCACCCAAGTGTTTCAATGCTGTCGTCCTTATAGTTGACCTCTCCACGACCCTCATAGCGAGCTTTCTTAAGCCATTCAACCATCTTATAGTTGTCCGTAAGAATCATGCCGCCCTTTCCAATAGAGAGCAGTTTCTTAATGTGGAAAGATAAACACATGGCAGTGCCAGGAATATACATGTCCGAAGTAAATCTCTTAGCAGAGTCATAGATAGGGTAAGGCTTTAACTGGTATATGCCCTTCCAATCTCTGTCCTCAAATACAACCTCACCGCCAGCGTGCATTATGGACATCGGCACTGAAAGATACGTTCTCTTTGGAATCGTAACCTCTCTAGCTCTGTAATACTTACAGGCTAGAAACAAGGCGTTAGTGCAACTATCCACAGAAACTGCAAATGGAGCGCCTGCGTACTCTGCAACCTCCTCTTCAAACATCTGAACAATCTTGTAGGGATTGTGCCTTATACTCTTATGCGTCATTTTTTAATTGTGCGATGAATATGTAAGATGGTAAATATAACTGATGAAAGATATCTCCTAAAACGATTAGATCATGAGTTTTACGAATGTGCTTCCATAAGTTTTCGAGTTTATCTCCAACAATTCCAGGATGATACTCCCCAATTATGAACTGGATATTGCTGAGGTCCTTATTAATAAGGAAGTTATACTCAGAACCCTCACAGTCAATTTTAAGGTAATCTATAAAACTTTCTCCACATAGAGAAAAGACCTCATCGAGATCAGTCGTAACAACCTCTTCTTCTTCCAGTATTTTGCAAGATGAGACTTTGTCCCATTCGGTCCCACAATTGCCTGAGTGTGTATCTTCGCCCTGATCAATTTTGAAAAGCTTTATCTTTTTACCTCGCTCATCTGAGGCAGCTAGAGTATGAACCGCAACATTAGTGATGCCCAACTTATTTAAGTTATAATTTAGACACTCTACACTGTCGGCATTAGGCTCTATGCAGACAATCTTATCGAACAAAGAGTTAAATGAACAGGCGAAACCTCCTATATTAGCTCCAACATCTACCGCCAAATTCATCTTGAATTTAGGTCTAAGGTAACTCATCGAGCACTCTTTAATTCTTTCTATTAGTGTATCATTTAAGTTTTGATACTCATGATCTTTATATTTCATAGTACCTCAAATGGAATCTTACACTTTTCAAACAACTTTCGACTGGCGGTGTTATGCTTGAGTATCTTACCAGTGGCTTCAGGGTATAGTTTCTTAATCTCACTCAACATAAAATAACCCACACCGTTCCCAGCAAATGATGGGTGTGTACAGATCCTAATATCATTCTCTATAACACCAACATAACCAACAGGCTCACCATATAATAGACACACTCTGTAATCTTGAGCGTGTTTTTCCATATAATTTACTTGATCTTCCGCAGTGATCTCAGATTGATTGAGAAACCACTTTAAATTTTTAGGATGCATTCGTAAATTTCTGATAAACTCATAGTGAGTTTCACTTACCTCGACTAACTCCATGTATCCTCCTGAACACCATACTTATTATGCTGGCCCAATACCCAGTGCTGTAGGTATGCTCTACTATACTGCCAACCCTCAAGCCCCATCCAAGGGTTCAGAGAGCTTCCAATATCAATGTAGGTATTCTCAGGGTGCTTGAAGAAACAATCTTTTACAATGAAGTTAGTAAGTGTGGACGCTGATATTAAGAATACAACATCCTCTACATCGTTGGCTTCAATCCACTCATTAATTTCAGAAGGTAAGTCGTAGTTGTTAACGAAGCAATTACTGCCAATTCTAAAGTCTTTTATAATGTTAAGACCGAGCTTTCTTAGATCCGCCTTTTCATTAGCCACAAATACGATCTTTTTCTTTTGAAGAAGTGGCATACACTCCTCTATAAATCTTGGGTAATTTGCGTTAATAAATAGGTTAGAGAAAGTTAAATGCTCGTCATCCGTTGTAAAAGAAGTTTGATACTTCAGAACATCATCCTCTAAGCAGATTGCAGTGTCCTCATTGCAGGAAAGACCTTTAAAGTAATTCTTCTTATTAGCAGATAGGCAATCTTTCAAACGATTACTGATGTGTTCATGTAGCTCTGGGTTATAGTTCTTTTCTTCCTCCTTTGTGTATCTCCCAGGCCCAGATCTTTCGCCTGTAACAAATCTATTTTCTTCCAGGATCAATTCTTCATTCTTAAGAATAAATATTTCACCATCTGAGAATCTAGAGAATCCGAAGTGCTCACCTTCACTGAGCATTTTCAAAAACTTATCAAACTCTTCTTTGTAATTCTTCATCGTGTAAGGACAGGCTTATAACCTCTTTGCATGTAATAGCTTATAATGTCATCTCTTTCTTTATAGAACTGAGGTATCGCTTTGAGAGATCCGTTTGAGGAAGCTTTGGAGTCGTTGCCATACTCCCACGCTTTCAGTGAACTCCACATACTTTGATCATCAGGATCGTGAGGAGGACAGAAAGTTTTGATACCATTACTGATGTTGGCTTGAAAAGACAATTGCATGTCTTCTCCATTCTCGTGTGTTGGAGGAACTTCAACCCAAAGATTGTTAAGAGTCTTTCTCTCCATGAACCAAGCATGACCGACTAAGTCTACTTCAACTATTTCTTTAGTTGGTTGAGGCCACCCTGCTCTAATATGCTGAACATACATTGTAGATTGCAGTATGCATCCCGCTCCACCAAGTATGCACTCGCCTTTTTCCTGCATAACGGATAGGCAGTTCTTGAACCAGTTCTTGCCTGGGATCGTATCATCATCAAAGAAGGCCACATACTTGGTTTGAGCCAACAATCCAAGAGCGAATCTACCGTGATATTTAAAGTTTCTAGATGAGTTTATTACTACATCGATCGACGTTTCAACAGGCCAAGCACAATCATTCCTCCAAAGCCATATTTCTTTTGGAGTGATCGTCTGAGACCTTATGGCCTTTACTTGCTCTTCAAGATATTCAGGTCGTTTGTAGCCATTAAGTATTACAGTAATTTCTTCCATGCCTCATACACCTTGTCGTCTCTCCAATATTCTGCCTGCGTATCATTACCCTCATCTCCATGGTAATTAACTTCAGCGTGTTCACACTCGGGCTTAATAAGATTAAATGTCTCTAGTTCAGGAGAGTGATACACATCAGTGACCGTGTCGTAAACTGCCTGCATATCGCTCGCTATGCCTCTGTATGAGACTTTAGAGCCGAGAAGAGGCAACACCTCAGAGTTGAAATAGTTAGGATCTGAGATGCCTCCGTAGAGCCTAACATCTTCATGCCCATCATCAAGTGCTCTGGAAATTGATCTGTGTGTTCTTTTATTTGCATCTATACTTCCAAGAACTCCAGCACAACGCACTTTAAATTTATTAAGCTTTACAGAATATTTCTGAAAAACGTTCGGTATAACTTGTCCGTTTACTCCCTGCCATTCTTTTTGAAATTTCGAGACAAAATGAATATCATCATAGATTAAATCCGAGTGCTCCTTAATAGGGAACACTCTCGTCTCATGGCAAGATAATATCAACTTCTTTACAGGAGGCCTCTTGCCAAATTTCATAAAGTGATAGATTACAACATCATCTTTATTGAATTTAACATTCTGCTGACTGTCCCACTTACAAGTTACTCCGTCCCATTTTTCGGGAGTGTAAAAACAAGCAGTCCTACCTCTGCTATTGAAAAGATTTACAAGATTGTTAAAAGCGACAGTAGAACCTCCAGGACCGCCCCAACCACTAATTACTTTAATCATTCAACTTATATCCTGTATCTCGAATGGCTGCTTCATATAAATTAAACCTTGCAAGAGACTGCTTTCTACCATCAAACAAATCCTTAGTCTTATCGTGAAGATTAAGACCAAGTTCAATTCTATGTTTCTTGTCCTTACAAAGCTTTGAAAGCACTCTGATCCATTCAGTTCGAGGTGCTCCAGGATCAATTAAGTATCCTGTTTCACCATTGACGATAGTATCATCATAACAACCAACATTACTAGCTACCAAAGGAATTTTATACCTTGAGCATTCTGCTACCTTGATGTCCGACTTAGAATCATTAAATTCGTTCATCTCAAGAGGTGCGATGGCGACATCCATATCAGCGTAGTACCTACCGTATTGATCAGGGGGAAGAGCATAATGGATATTGTAATTCTTATGACCTTTAAAGCCGTTAAGAAGGTGAGACATGTATTCAGGCCACACTGAAGCTTCCCAGGTTCCCTTCTTTGAAGGGTCTGGAGGAGGATGACCGTAGAAGTTCCATTGAACATTTTCTTTGCCGACTTTCTGATTCACCAAGTGAGGTATGGCATTGAAAACTTTTACATCTCCTCTGTGGTGAATGCCTGCCGCATATCCAATTCGGGTAAATTTAGCCTTTGTTTTCTTATGATTCCAAGCGGGCAATGAGTAATCGATTACATTTTTTATAACCGCCATACATTTGCCTACATAAGGTTTAATTCTATTTGCAAACTTAATTTGAGTTACTGTAACCAAGTCGGCGTTATAGTAGCAGTACTTCGTAACCTCATCTAACTTCTGCGTCTTGTAAGTCTCATACAAATGATGCTCTTCATAAAGTCCTGTTAATAAATCATCTGTATCGAAGTGAACAAACTTACCCATCTCCTTAGCTAGTCCGATAACTCTAGCGGTATAAGGACCACCATATTTTAATATGTTTGCTACAAATACAATATCAGCCCAATTCATATCTTTGAGCTTTTCAGGTGGAGGGGTATAGTTCTTTTCAGGCACAACCTCTAAAGGATTATCAGTATACCTTACCTCAACCTTATCAGGGAGCATTTGCTGCATCATGGTCATAGGAGACAATTGTCTGTAGTAGCTACAACCTCCATGATTTGCATACACAACGAGAATCTTTAACTTACGCATGAGCAATTATAGTTCTATGTGTATAAAAAAAACTACCTCAGGTTATAAACCTGAGGTAGAAACATTGGTTCTCCCTTTGTTTTTTTAAGCCGAAGCCGTAGGCTTCTTGTCTTCTTCTTCGAAGACTTTCTTTGAACCATCCGAACTGTGAGAAGCGCCGATGGCCTTACCAAGAGACAGCACAGCATCCTTAAGTTCCATCTTGCCATTACCAGGAACAGCAGCCTTTACAGCAGCACCGTAGTGCTTGCGCTTACGCTTAGAGAAGAGAAGTCCAAGACCCTCCAATGCAGCAACACCTGGGAAGACCGTGTTAAGCCCTCCGAGAGCCATGCTGATAGCAGAGTCTAAGGCTTGTGAGCCAGGATCCATCACATCCACAACATCCGCTGTAGGATCTATGACATGAGCCTTGTCTACCAGGACTAAAGTTTCTCCCGTCGCAGCCATCTTACCTGCAACCTCTGGGGGAAGCATACCTAAATCAGCCGGGACTGCGTCTGCACGACCCGCAGGGGCCACATTGCCAATGGTGGTAACCACCTTATCAGCAAAAAGACTTTCTGCCAAAGCGCAACCAGTACATAACAAGCCCATCACAGTAGCGAAGAAGGCCGTCAACCAAAATTTCTTAATCATCATACTTGTAAATCCTCCCCACTTTCCGAGGTCGTCTCGGTCTTAATAGGGTTAAGAGAAGCTTCGAAACCCATGACAAGTTCCTTACCCTTCTCGTAGCTATCAATCTCAACAAGAGATTGAAGGTTCAGTTCATTATCCATCCACTCAGCAACCTGAGCGGGTGTTCCAGCACGAGACTTCTTATACTTTGCACTAGACTCTACGAAGCTAGGGAACTGCCCCTGTCGCGTAATCTTTACGTTGAAGTCATTACCTCGCTCAAGCGAGATGATCGTCGTGTTATCAGGATCGTCCTCGTCCTGATAGTCGTCACTTACCATAGAGTGCATGACACGATCGAAAAGCTGTTGACTCATTGCTACATACTTTACCGGATCTTCGCCAGCCTCT